GCGTATAAGACTGGGAGCAATAGCCAACTGGGTTTCCCCGAACCCTTTTTGTGGATTGCGAATACAACTAACAAAGGGAGATAGGTAGATGGCTACCAATTACGAATACGATGACGAAGATGACGACTTTGGCAATGAGCCACAGGATGTCGTTAAGCAACTACGCAAGGTAAATCGCACGCTAGAAAAGCGTTTGAAAGAACTTGAACAAGAAGCAACAACATTAAAAGTACAGACTCGTCAGCGTACTGTCAAGGATGTTCTATCAGCAAAGGGAATTAACCCAAAAGTCGCAGCATTTATCCCACAGGATATTGATACTACAGAAGAAGCCGTGTCAGCATGGCTTGCTGAGTATGGCGATGTGTTCGGAGTACAGCAATCACCTGAGGAAACTCAGGCTAAAGAGACTGCCTCTGATGCACAACGCAGAATCCAGAATGTAATGCAAACAGGTACACCACCAGGTGTAGATGAAGATGCACTTGCAAGGATTTTAAATGCTACATCGGCTGCTGATTTAAGTTCCATCCTTGGTGTTCAAACATATAACTAAAAACTACCAATCACCAGGAGGTGAACTATGGCATACACAGATTCGTCAGCACTCGCTGGCTTAATCAAAACCGCGTATGACCGCTATGTAGAGTTTGCGCTTCGTGCTCAGCCACTGATTCGTTCAGTTGCAGACAAGCGCCCTGCTCAGCAAGCGATGCCAGGTTCAAGCGTTGTATTCTCAATCTACAATGACTTGGCTGCGGCAACATCCGCACTCTCATCAGAAACAACTGACCCAGATGCAGTAGCATTATCAGATGTTTCAACCGTTTCAGTATCACTTGCTGAATACGGTAACGCTTCACTTGTAACTCGTAAGTTGCAGTTGTTCTCACTTTCAGATGTTGACCCTGCAGTTGCAGACATCATCGCGTTCAACATGGCTGACTCACTAGACAAGATTGCAATGGAAACATTGCGTACTGGCACAAATGTTATTTACGGTGGAAGCCGTACATCAACAGCAACAATCACAGCAACAGATACAATCACTGCTGCTAACATCCGTAAGGGTGTTGCTAAGTTGCGTTCAAACAAGGCTGTTCCACGCGAAGGTTCACTCTACTGGTGTGGTATCCACCCAGAAGTTTCACATGACCTTCGTGCAGAAACAGGCGTTGGTGGATGGAACGACATGCACAAGTACGCAGAGACTGGCACAGGACAGTTCTGGCCAGGAACTATCGGAACATTTGAAGGTGCCTACTTTGTAGAAACACCTCGTATGTACCGTGGCGTTGACGGTGCAGACCAGACAGCACTTGCTACAACAGCAGTGACTGTCGCTGGTACATCATCAGGTTACACATTTGGTGTGGCTTCATCATCTGTAATCGCTACTTCTGCAGAAGCAGGAGACAAGATTTCAGGTACAGGTATTGCATCAGGTGCAAAGATTACATCTCTTGTAACATCAGGTTCAACAACAACTATCACTGTAGACACAGCCAACACAGGCGCAGTATCTGCAACAACCGTTGTAACAGTAACTCCAGTAACAGCCAACTACCGCACAATTCTTGCTGGAAAGCAGGCACTTGCGGAGGCAGTTGCACAGGAGCCAAATGTTATCATCGGACCAGTCGTTGACCGCTTGATGCGTTTCCGCCCTATCGGTTGGTACGGAGTCCTTGGATTCTCACTATACCGTCAGGCTGCGTTGTACCGCATTGAGACTGGTTCATCAATCCAGTCATAATTTGATAGTAGGGGGCGGGAGTTAGTGTTTCCTTTCGCCCGCCCTCTACACCCAATAAGGAGAATAAATGGCAGAGTACAAGTTCGTACCACCCACAGTATTTGAAACCCCGATTGCGTGGGACAGACTGTTTATTCGTTACGGTATCCACCGTGGAGTTTCTGTCTTAATGATTGATGGACAGTACTCAAGTTATCGTTTCCCCGCTCAAACAGATATTGCAGCATCTAGTGAACATTACCTAGGTGGACATGAATACATTATCAATGAAGCAACTAAGACTCGCTTAACCGATGCATCTATCGGTGGCGTATACGGGGAGAACATAACACCACTATGAGCCTACATCAGATTCAAACACATCCTGAGTTTATTGAAGGATGTTTTGGCTGCAAGGCTAGTACTTTGGAATTAGGTACTGGCGATGCTGGCAGACCAGAATCAATGTCACAAAAGAAATGGAACAACGAGTTAAACCTTTACAAGTCTGCTCGTGACCAAGGTATACAACCAGAAGGTACATCAACAAAACAAATTCAAAAAGCAATAGATGTTTCCAACAAAGTTGGTAAAGCATTTGATGCTAATACGGGGGGATTTAAAAGATGACTGCCATCGTAGGTATTCAGGGAAAAGGCTGGGCAGTAATAGCAGCAGATTCTATGACTACCTATGATGACAAGCCATACTTCTCCAAGAGTTTTGAAAAGGTTACACGCAAGGGTGACTATGTATTTGCCTTTGCAGGCGATGCCATCGCTGGCAACATAGCCAACTTTATCTGGACACCACCCAAGTTTATTAAGACAGTAACTACCGATGTATTCGTACAGACCAAAGTACTGCCTTCGCTTCGTGATGTACTCAAAGATAATGGCTATGAGCCAGACACAACTAAGAATCCAGATGCTGGCTTTGATGCCCTTATCTGTATCAACGGAATCATCTATGAAATTGACCAAGACTTTCTATGGTCACGAGATGACCGTGGGTTATATGCAGTAGGTAGCGGTGGCTCAATAGCGCTAGGCGCATTAGCCACTGGCTTTAGCAAAAACTCAATGAAGGCTGCAGAGTTTGCAGCACGCAGGGCAATCAAGATTTCCGCTGACTACACAATCAGTGTTGGTGGAGATGTCAAAGTGATAACACAAAAGGGGAATGAAATGGCAGCAATGAAGAAGATTACAAAGAAGGCAGCATACGCAGCCTACGAAAAGACAGAACCAAAAGCAACAAAGAAGATGGAACTTAAAAAGGGCGAATCAAAGGCTCAGGTTAAGAAGGAAGTTGCTAAGGGTATGTCAATGATGAAGAAGAAGGCAAAGTAATTATGTGCACAACATGCGGATGCGGAAGCAAGGTAGTAAATCAAGATGACAATTATGGAACAGTTAACCCTTATGGCATCCCAGCCCCAGAGGTTAATAAGCCAACTACTTTGGGACAAAAGTAATGCCAAAGGGTATGGGATTCAAAGCAGCACAGAAGTCAATCGCAAAGAAACAAGGCATCCCAATGAAGAACGCGGGAGCAATCCTTGCAGCAGGTGCTCGCGGTGCGAGTGCAGCAGCAAAGAAATCTAATCCAAATCTTAAGAAGGTTAAAGGAAAGTAAATGACAGACCCAAGACTAAAGCGAGCAGGAGTGTCAGGTTTCAACAAGCCTAAGCGCACACCAAGTCACCCAACAAAGTCACATGTAGTTGTGGCTAAATCAGGTGACCAGGTTAAGACTATTCGCTTTGGTCAACAGGGTGTCACTGGAGACAAGACTCCAACGGCTCGTCAAAAATCATTCAAGGCTCGTCACGCAAGCAACATTGCTAAAGGCAAGATGAGCGCAGCATACTGGGCGGATAAGGTGAAATGGTAAAGAAGAAAGCATTTTGGGATACAAAGAATCCTAACAAGAAATCAACTCCATTAACGCCAGCACAAAAGGCTAAGGCTAAAGCATCGGCTGCAAAGGCTGGTCGTCCTTACCCAAATCTTGTTGACAATGCAGCAGCAAAACGAAAGGGCAAATAATGGCTACAGGTTATGACGGTTCTACACTCGTTGCTGAATTAAACAGACTTGCTAACGCTGGTACATATCCAGCCCGTACTGCCTTTAAAGAGGCACCAGGGGCTGCTAATGCCTGGGCTGGTACCACTGGCAAGGACTTGCTAGGAGCACTTAACTACAAGGCTAGTGCTTCTCGTCAGCCAAATGATTACAAAGGTTTAAACGCAGTATGCAACGAACTTGCTGGAACCACTGGTAAGTCAGCAGTGTCAGCCTTAAGGAGCATTAACCTGTGAGTACTCTTGAACAGATGACTGACCGTATTGAGACACTTCTCCATGGTTACAGCATGAACACAGAATCAACCACATGGTTGACTGCTGCTGTTACTAATAGTACAGCCACTAGCATTTCAGTTAATGATGCAAGCGTAGTTAGCCGTGGCTTTATCCAAGTAGGCGATGAGTTAATGTATGTCAATAGTACCAACAACATTGACAATGTTCTTACCCTTGCCCCATGGGGGCGCGGTCAGCGTGGCTCAGTTGCTGTAGCACATGACAATCTTTCTAAGGTTATTACCGCTCCAGTATTCCCACGCTATGAAATCAAGAAGGCTATTAACGACACACTCAATTCTGTGTATCCACAAATCTTTGGTATTGGTCAGTATCAGTTCAACTATATTGCTGCTCGCACTACTTATGATATTCCAGATGCAGTAGAAAATATCCTTTCAGTTACACACTCAGTCATTGGTCCATCTAAAGAATGGTTACCAGTTCGTGCATGGCAGATTGACCGTACTGCTAATCCAACAGCCTTTGGCGATGGTACTAACTTTGGTCACAGCCTTAGCGTGTACTCACCTATCGTTCCAGGTCGTGCTGTGAATGTGGCTTATGCTAAGCGCCCAACACTTTTTGATATTAACTCAACATCATCACAAGAAATGTCTACTGTCACTGGCTTGCCATCATACTCAGAAGATGTGCTCATCTATGGAGCAGCCTTCCGTATGGTTTCATTCCTTGACCCAGCACGCTTGGGTCCACTATCTGCAGAAGCAGATGTTCTTGACAATCAGCGTGGAGCAGGCAGTGGTGCTAATGCAGCACGCTTCTTATTCAATGTATACAACACTCGTCTAAATGAAGTGGCGGAGAACATGCGCCGTCAATTCCCCGTTCGTTCACACTACCAGAGATAAGGCACCCACATGGCAGCAGGAGACCCAGGCGTACTAAAGCGGAACTTTTCCGCTGTTGCAATTCAGACAACGCTAGTTAACACAATTTCATCAGCAGCAACTGGCGATACAACAACAAGCGTTGCCGTTGTATCTGTCAGCGGTTTCCCGTCAACAGTTCCTTACACACTTATCCTTGACCCAGATGGTTCAAAAGAAGAAGTTGTAACGGTAACGGCTGCAACTTCAACAACTCTTACTATTACCCGTGGACAAGACAACACTCCTGCAGTAGCACATGCTGCTGGCACATCTGTGCGCCATGGTGTATCTGCTCGTGACTTTAAAGAAGAACAAACTCATATTGCTGCTCGTGGTTATGATGCAGATACTGCCATCCTTTCATCTGCTGGACAGTCACATGTTCACGGACTTGTATCAGGCGATGGTTCAGTAGTTGGAGCAGACCAAGTAGCAACACTTACTCGCAAGACTTTAACTACACCAACAATCAATGGCGCTACTCTTACAGGTACTGTAACTTCAACAGCATCTGTTGTTGTTAGTGGTGCTGGAACTATTACTGGTTTATCCAGTGCTGGGATGGTCGCATCTAGTGCAACACCAAAGTCCTATGTTGATGCCATCCTTGGTTCAGCAACCGCTGCCTCTACATCTGCCACAAGTGCAGCAACAAGCGCAACAAGTGCAGCAACATCAGCAACTAGCGCAGCAGCAAGTGCCACAGCATCTGCTGCAAGTGCCAGTGCTGCAGCAACAAGTGCTTCCTCTGCGTTAACATCACAGACTGCTGCTGCTACCAGTGCTACAAGCGCTGCAGCATCGGCTACAGCAGCAGCCACTAGCGCAAGCAGCGCTGGAACATCTGCTACAGCCTCTGCATCAAGTGCTTCTGCATCTGCAACCAGTGCAACTGCTTCTGCTACATCAGCATCTTCTGCTGCTACAAGCGCTACTGCTGCTGCTACAAGTGCAGCCAGTGCTGCTACATCAGCGACAGCATCTGCAACTTCTGCTGGTGCATCAGCAACATCTGCTACCGCAGCAGCAACCAGCGCAACTAGCGCTGCTGCAAGTGCAACCGCTGCAGCCACATCAGCGACTTCCGCAGCAGCATCAGCAACCACAGCATCAAACTCTGCAGCCACTGCTACAACTCAGGCTGCTAATGCTGCCACATCTGCAGCCTCTGCTTTAGTAAGTCAAACTGCTGCTGCAACTAGCGCAACAAGTGCTGCTGCTTCGGCAACGGCTGCTGCCACAAGTGCTACATCTGCTTCTGCATCGGCTACCGCTGCTGCAACATCTGCAACTTCGGCTGCAGCATCGGCAACTGCTGCAACAACTTCTGCTACATCTGCTGCTGCTTCTGCAACTGCAGCATCTACATCAGCAACTAATGCAGCCACAAGTGCATCATCTGCTTTAACTAGCCAAACAGCAGCAGCCACAAGCGCTGCATCTGCTGCTACCTCAGCAACCTCTGCTGCAAACTCAGCAACGGCTGCCAACAATTCTGCAAGTTCAGCATCAGGATTTGCAACAGCAGCCTCAACATCGGCAGCATCTGCCGCTACTAGCGCATCAGATGCTGCTACAACTTATGACAATTTTGATGACCGCTACCTTGGTAGCAAATCATCTGCTCCTACAGTAGACAATGATGGCAACACACTTCTTGTTGGTGCTATTTATTGGAATTCAACACTTAACAATATGTATGTGTGGTCAGGTTCTGCTTGGGTACAAATTGCAACAACATCTGTTTACACAGCACCTACTATTGGCAGTACAACTATCAACTCAGGTACTACATACTCAACAGTAACTGGTCTTACTCTTAGTGGTGGTCTTGCTAGTGCAGACCCAACAGCATCTCTTGGTCTTGCTACTAAGCAGTATGTTGACTTGGTTACCGCTGGTATCAATTACCACGCTCCAGTTGTTGCTGCATCTGTAAGCAACCTTTCTGCAACCTATAACAATGGTACCTCTGGAGTTGGTGCAACCCTTACTGCTGATACTAACCGTGCATTTAGCACGCTTGATGGTCAGGCAGTATCTGTTGGTCAACGCATACTTATTAAAGACCAGACAACACAATTACAAAATGGTATTTATACACTTACAACAGTAGGTAGCGGTGCGGCACCATGGGTAATAACTCGTGCCACAGATAATGATGCTAGTCCAGAACTTGCAAATGGCGATGTTGTCAATGTTACTGGTGGTACAGTAAACTCTGGTAAAACTTTTGTTAACTCAAGTGCTGCTACTATTGTTGTTGGCACTACTGCTATTACTTTTGCTTCATACTACACAGGACTGCCTTCACAAACTGGTAGTGCTGGGTTAGCCTTAACAACAGATGGAACTACTCCATCTTGGAGTTCTACTATCAATGGTACTACTATTCCATCAACTAAGACCTTAGTAGTTACTACAGATAAACTATCTGTTCATGCTGCTACAACTTCTGCAGAACTTGCTGGAGTTATCTCTGATGAAACAGGTACAGGAGCCTTAGTATTTGCTAATAGCCCTACTTTGGTAACACCAGCATTAGGTACACCTGCATCAGCAACTCTTACTAATGCAACTGGTCTACCTGTAAGCGGAATAACCGCTTCAACTACAACAGCACTTGGTGTTGGAAGTATTGAATTAGGACATGCTACTGACACAACAATTTCCAGAGCATCTGCTGGTGTTGTAAACATTGAAGGTGTCCCAATTGTTACTACAACAGCAAGTCAGACTCTTACCAATAAAACATTAACAACTCCTGTTATATCAAGCATTAGCAATACAGGAACATTAACACTACCTACAAGTACAGATACTTTGGTTGGTAAGGCTACTACAGATACTTTAACTAATAAAACTTTAACATCACCAATTCTGACTACCCCAAGCATTAGCAATATTGATGCTAAAGGAGATATTCTAGTTGGAACAGCCAACGACACATTGGGTGTTTTAGCCGCTGGCAACAACG